CGTCCCTCTACCAGCTGGGGTACTGCCGCCCGTTTCCGGGCGCTTGTCCCGGTCTTTTACGCTTCTACTGTTTCACTGCCTGCGAAAAATACTTCTCTGCTTCCCCAGTCGTGAACTTTCACCCGCTTTTCTTCTCTGCGGTTTTCATTGTATCTTCCGGCGTGGTGTATTGCTGCGTATGTGACAGTTTTTGCAGTTCTTTTTGTGATTTCAAATACAACTGCGCTTTCTCCATATCTCTTTCCAACTTCAAATGTTCTCATGTTTTATACCTCCGTTTGCTTTACTTCTTTAACTGTCTTTATTATATACTTACGGAAGTATAAAATCTATTGACATTCTGCACAATCTTACGGAAGTATATTTGTATATTTTGTATACTTCCGTAAGTATTTGTTATTATCTGCCACGGCGTTTCAGTTCGTCTGCAAATTCTCTGACCGGAACTTTCACGGTCAACGGTTCATACTTCCCGCAGCCGTCCAGTTCATACAAGAACTGTGTTTCACCTTTTTTCAGATAGTGAAGCGTCGCAATGTCTGTAACCTTATGCAGTGCAACTGCTGCCGTTGTAATCACCGTGCAGCCATGTGGCAAATAAAGCGCTTCTTTTGTTTCTCCGTCCTTTGTTGCCTTGATTGCTACTGTGTCCCCAATTTCTAACGGACACACCGCCTTGAAAAATTCTGCTTTCATTTCTCTTTGTCCTCCTGTTCGTGCTTCTCTCTGTTCTGTCTTCTTACCTCCCAGCCAACTTCTCTGACCACTACAAAGACCAGATATAAAATACCCAGCCCCACGCAGACCGCAAAGAATGTTACCAGTGCTTTTACAACCTCAATCAGAAATGCAATCATTGTTCTTTCCCTCCCTCATTTTCTGTTTTGCCCAGCCAATAGCCCGGCTGCTTGCGTTTATCTGGTGCAGCTGGCGTACTCTGATATTATTTGTCTTTTCTTCTTTCTCTGCCTGCTGCCGTTCCATCTGTCTGCGGTATAGCAATTCTTTTCCGCTGTAATACTTCCGCTTCTTTTTCGCCATCTTTATTCCTCCTAAAAGTATTTACGCTGGTATCTGCTGCCCTTGCTTGCCTGTTTTCGTCGCTGGCGCTGTTTTCTTCTCTTCTGGTACTGGGTGTCTTCCGCTGCTGCCACCTGCCTTTTGACTGCTTCGTGGTCTATGTTGTCCACCTCTTCTTGCAGGACTTCCAGCACTTCAACTTCACTGTCCTTGAAAGTGAATGTCATACCGGGGTCATACTCTCCACTTGTCCAGTCTTTCTGGAACTTCTCAAAATTATCTCTGTATCTATACGGCGCCTGTGGGTGGTACTGTTCGGCTTCATATATGCCCAGCATAACTTCTTTGTCGTCCTTGTCGTCCCAGTTGTAAAGGTGCCAGCTTTCGTGGTTGTCCCAGTTCCACTTTGACAAATACAGCACTATTCCGTCAAAGTAGTTACCCTCACGCACCATGCCTTTCATTTGCTTGCAGGTGAAACCCTGCCCCTTTAATTCCTCTTTGATTTTCTCATAGTCCCTGCCGCCAGTATGTAACTTTGCTTTTACGATTAACGGCAAATACTGTGGCTGTTTATCTTCTTTTCTTGCCATTGCTTGTCCTTTCCAGTCTGTCTGCAATTCTCAATATGCTTTCCATTGACTTTCTAATGTTTGTGTCTGTGCCCTCTGTGATTTTCAGCACGTCTGCTATGTCCCGCAGTTCTTGTGCCATTTCTTCTGTTTCCCCGGTCACAATGTCGTATTTATTGCGGCAGGCGGTGCAGACCTGCGAACCCTCCGGGATAACTTCGCCGCATATCAAGCAGCGGTCAACGTCGTTCATTCTTCCCAGCTTTCGTATTTCTTCACACGCCTTGTCAAGTTCTGCACCTGCTCAACAAGGTTTGCAACCTCATGTGGTGACAATCCGGTTTGTTCATAGTCGTATAGCCTCTTTGCGGCTTGATTGACTGTGACGTGCGGTTTTAATACTGCTTTCTGCCCGTTCTGGCTGTATTCTGTCAGCGTCGTTCTTTTCTGCCGTTTCCGTGGCTCCTGCTGCTTAAATGCTCCGGCACGCTTCATGGTGCTGTAATATGGCACCGTCTTTTTCAATGTGTGGTCCATGTAACCCATTACAATTCCACCTTTCTTCCCGTCTGCTCCATAACTCCCAGATAACCTGCTATTGTGTCCATTGCTTCTTCTGCGGACCAGCAAACCGCCGTTTCATATCCCTGCTGCCGTAGCTGTTCCAGCCACCAGTCCTGCTTCTCTGTGGTCTTGTTGTTCTGCCACTTCATTTCCACATACAGCCCGTGTTTGCCGTTTCTGGCTACTGGCAAGCATAAGTCCGGCACCCCGGCTTTCACGCCCTGTCTTTTAAGGTTCGCCGCTTCCAGCTGGTTTCTGCTGCCGCCGTTCGGTATGTGGTGCAGCAAGTCCAATTCCGGGAAGTCCTTTGCATAGAACCTCGCCCAGTTTATAACTCTCTCCTGCTCCGTCGCTTCACTGCGCTTTCTGTAATATCCTCTACTCATTGGCGTTTGTCCTTTCGTCAAGGTGTGTTGCCATCATGTCTGCAATGTGAAGCATGGCTGCAAGCCTGCTGCCTGCAAAAGCATTGTTCATATCATAGCTGCCGCCCTTTACTGAATAATCAAAAGCGTCCATGTGCCATCTGATAGCCAGCATTTCTTCTTCCGTAAGCTGCATATATCGCATAATCTGGATAATTGACTTTTCGCCGTGCCCCAGTGGCAGGCTGTTTGTATATCCGTATACCTCAACTTCTTTCCAGCTTCCGTCTTTCTGCTTCTGGTTCTTCTTTTCTGCCTTGTAGGCGTCCACCTTGCAAACGTCATGCAGAAGCGCCGCAACTGCGATTGTGTCCACGGTGTATTCCGGGTACGTTCTGCCCTGCCTTTTGTCCTCTTCGTCTGCCAGCCGAACCAATCTGCGGTATACATGGTTTGTATGTTCTACCAGACCGCCTGCGTATGCGCCGTGGTACTTTGTACTTGCTGGGGCTGTGAAAAATCCCGCTTCTTCCAGCCAAGCAAGCAATTTATCTGCTCCCGGTCTGCTTATGTATGAAAAGTAATTCTTGAACTTCTCAGCCTCTGCCATTCTCTGTGCTTCATTCATTGTCTTTTCCTCCTGTGGTTTCTTCCCGGCTGTCCACCAGATATATTTTGCCGTCCTGCTCATACAGCATGACTTTTCCTTTCAACGCCGCCAGTGTCATTTCTGCTTTCATTCCGTCTGATACGCCGTATTTGTTGCCAATCAGAATGTATTTGCAGTTTTCAAGTATCTTCATTCCCGCTGCCATGCCCCGGCTTCTTTCTTCCGGGTTCTGGTCGTCTGTAACTTCCGTCAAGTATAAATGCACCGTAACCGGGACAAAGCCATTGTTTATGGCTGTCCTTGTCAGTTTTCGTGCATATTCCTTGTTGCGCTTTGTGTCGCCCCGGTATGGGCTGCACACATACAACAAATCATTCACCCGCCGTCACCTCCTAATCTTCCAGCGTCAGTTCTTCACCTGCTGCCGCTGGTTCTTCTTCTCTCTTCCATTCGTCCAAATCCAGAAGCGTTCCGCATTTACTGCAATAATTGAAATCACGGGACACATGGAAGTAATAGCCGTCTTCCCGGTCTTTCCGCAAATCCTTGTCATACGCTGAAAACAAATGCTTTCCGCATACTGGGCAATAGTAACTGTTCAAATATCCCAGCTGCCCCGGCAATGTTGGGTATTCGCTTTTCTGGTGCTTTGGTTTCTTTGCTTTCCTTGCCGCCATGCCCTATCCCTCCGTTGCCGCCTTTATCAATCTTTGCTGTATTGCTTCAAAATCAATCCGCAAGTCCCGCATATTCCAGTATGTTCCACAGCCCGTGCATTGTTCGTCCGTGCATGTGTACGGGCAGGCTGTGCAAATGTCCGTTTCTTCTTGCAACGTCTTTGCGACTGCTGCCAGCTGAAAAGCTATGCCCCAGAATTTCTTCAAGTCAATTTCTGAAATATCCACCGGGACTGCTGCTGCTTTTTCAATCTCTGCGTCTGTTACTTTGTATTTTTCTTTCAACGTGGCGTACATCACCTGCGCCGTCTGCTGTTCACCGCCTATGCCACGTTCTGCCAGTGCTTTTATTTTCACCAGCTTTTCAATAATTTTCTGTCTATCTTCCATCAGTCTTCTTCCTCCGGTTCTCCTATCAGTGCCGTTGGCGGTTTTCTCTTGTCCATAAAATTTGAATACCACGCAGCCTTCTTCAACATTCGCTTTTCTTCGTCTGTCCTCTCCGGCGCTTCTACGTCATTTTCTTTATAGCAGCGTGCCGTTTCGTCTGGGTATAGGTCGTTTCCGCACCTAAACGCCACCAAGAACGCTTCCAGTTCTCTTTTCAATTCCTCTTTGTAGAAATTGTTGTAATCTCCTTAACACCTGTGACAAATACCTGAGAGATTGTTTTCATCATTGACCATCCATGATCAATGCCGATTACTTCTAACTTGTTATTCATGTTCCTTTCACTCCTTTTCTGTATTGTCTGCATTATTGTTTTGCAAAATTTCATATAATTACCCACACCCTTTCAAGTGCTCAGTTTTGTCAGATTCAGGAATATCATCCGACTTGCCATAAAAATGCTTTCTCATTAATTCCTCATACAGTTCATCACTCTCTGCCTTAACTTTCATAAGACAGTAGAGAACCACTGTACTAATTATGATTACGAACCAAATTAACACTTTACCCATTCGACCACTCCTCTCAAATAAAAAGAGGACCAAACCAGCTGATGGAATATTCCATCTCAAGTGCTAATTTAGTCCTCACTAAATGTTTTGATATAAAATTGTACCTAA